CTATCCAATTTATAGCCTCGGCGAAACCTCGCCTTATCCCGTCCCAAAGGTTCGCTACCGCCGCCGATATCTTCCCCGGTAGGCTCTTAAACCAATCCACCAGCCCGTTCCATATGTCTTTAACCCTCTGCACCAGGCTCATAACCCCCTCTTTGATTTTGTCCCAATGTTTTATGAGCAACCCGGGCAGCGTAAAGTTGAGGAAAAGCTTTACGATGAAGTCGACCGCGCCTTTGATCGCGTCTTTGATCGCCTGCCAGACGGTCGCCGCCGCCGTCTTAATCTTCTCCCACGCCTCTTTGAGAAACGCGACGATTTTGTCCCAGTTGAGCACTATCAAAGTCACCAGCGCGACCACGGCTATAGCTATAAGCACGAAGGGGTTAGCGGCTAGCACTACTTGCAGGGCGAGCCAGGCGGTTTTGATGGTATTGAAGGCCTGTACCACCTTCGCCCCTATGAGCAGCAGCGGCCCGATAGCGGCGACCACGGCCAGGATTGCTACAACGATCTTTTCCGCCGCCGGCGAGAGCTGGTTAAACCAATCCACCACGGGCGTAATGATCGCTACCAGCTTATCGAGTACGGGTAGCAGCACCGCCCCGATGCTCTCGGCTAGGTCGGCCATTTTGAGCTGCATCGTTTCGACTCGGCCGGCGGTCGTGTCGGCTTTCTCGGCTGCCGTACCTTGATGCACGGCTAGGTCTTGCATTATTTCATCGAAGGTTTTGGCCTGGCCGCTGGCCGTCTTTGTGGCTACCCCCAGCTTTGCGAAGGCCCCGGTAGAGCCCTGGGCGCCCTTTATCATTGCCGATACGACGCCGTCGAGGTCTTTGCCCGTGGCGGCCGATATGTCGAGGGCTTGTGCTACTCGCTTTTGGCTTTCCTCGATTGAGGCGCCCGAAGCTAGGAACCGTTGCTCGAGGTCGCGTAGGTCGCTGTCGGCTGTAGCAGTCGCGTTTTGAGTTGAGGTTATCCATTCTTCGTTAGCGTCTATCGCCTCTTGGGTAGCGTTGGGTATTTTGTTGCGGATAACCGTCGCCAGCGTTTCCATTTGCTGGCCTTCCTCGGCCGCGGCTTTCGTAGTGAGGGCGAAACCGGCGATTATCGGAAGGGTTACCCGCGTGGTAAGGGCCTTGCCCTTATCTTCCATTTTGCTGACCCACGTGCCGGTCGAGTCGTCGGCCTTTTGGAAGCTTTTTACGAGGTCGGAAACGTCACCTAAGACCGTTACCTTGATAATCGAGCTACGCGCCACGGCGGGCCTCTTTTTGCAGCATCTTGTGGTGCCGTACGTAGGCCTGGAATTGCCGCATAGGCATATCCCATACTTCGCCCGGCGTTAGCCCGTAGCTATATGAGAGCTCGGGCATCATTCGCTCGAGCTGCCGGCCGAGGCCGGGCCTTTTGGGCTTTCGTTTTCCTCGCTGGTGAAGGCTTCGGCCAGCTCGGTAAGGTCGAGGTCGAAAGCCTCGAGCTCTACGTCTGGCCGCTCGCTCTTAAGCTTCGTGTAGATAATCGCCCGTATGACAGTCGGCCTCGAGAGGGCCTTAGTGTCGCCGGCGGCGACGTCCGCGAAGACGGCCGGGCCCACCAATTCCTCGAGTCTTACGCTCTCGCGCATCGTTAGGGTTTCCAGCGAGAGCTCGAGCATGACTTGCTCGGGCGGTTCGCCCGGCCGGTCTACTTGTACGGTTACCTTTGCCATTAGCCGGCCTGCCATACGTCGTCTATGAGGGCGTCGACTTCGGCCTGGTAGCGGTCGAGGGTCGCCTGGTCTTCGGCCTCGAGGCCGGCCTCGAGGAAGTAGGCGGCTGGGATATTGCGAGCCGGCCAGCCGTAGTTGATCGGCCCGGCGTAGGGCACGGCCCGGGCGCTGCCGGCGGCGACTTGGGCGGCTCGTTGGCTGCCGAGCGCCCGTATCGAGCCGGCTAGCCGGCCGCTACGTACCGGGGCCCTCGAGGCGACGGCTTCGGCTAGCGGCGCCGCCACCTTCTTATGTATGCGGGCGAGCTCGCGCCCTAGCCCACGGTCTACCGCTTTAAGGCTGGCCCGCAGTTCACGGGCCCCCTCGATAGCGACCGGCATTAGATACTCGCTGGGCTCGCCGGCGTGTAGGTGATGATTCCCGTAGTCGTCGCGTCGAGTGTCCAGTCCCATTCCCCATCGGCCGAGGCCTCGTAGGTGAGCGCCGTAATGACGCAGTTGCCCGTTTCGAGCCCGCCGTCCGTGGCGCCGCCGGCTTCGCCTATTTGCAGCGAGAAACCGATGGGCGTATCACTTTCGTAGGCGTCCTCGAGGGCTTGCACCGTTTCGGTACTCATATGCCCCTGTGCCGTGAAGGCGCCCGTACGCTGGCCGGCCAGCGTGTAGGCGTAGGGCGTGCCGAAGGTCGGCTTTGAGAGGGCGTTGCGGTTTTTCGCCAGACGTACCACGCTGCCCACGGCCGAGAGGTCGTCAAGGTTTAGCGTCACGGTCGCCTGGTAACCGGGTATGAAGGTCGGGTCGGGCATTACGTTTTCCCCCTTAGCCTTGCGTCTTAAAGCTGACGCGATTTATTACGAATACGAAGCCTCTCGAATCGGTCGCCGCCGGCACTCGAGGCCCGCTCGTTTCTTCCCACAGGGCGCCGACGCTGCCGGCGGCTCGACGTACTCGCCGCGAGAGGTCGCCCATTTGCTCTACCCCTACCGATACCTCTTTCACCGCGACCACTACGAGCACTTCCCACGCCTCGAGTACGAGGGCCCCATGAGTAGCGGGCGATAGGAAAGGGTCGCCGGGCGTAACGACCACGGACGGCGCTGTAAAGACCGTGGGCGGCACCGCCTGGAATAGCACGCCGCTCTCGGGCCCAAACTCGGCCCGTAACGCGTCCTCGAGTAAGTCGCCATTACTCACGCGACCCCTACCCCGCCCACTAGCTCGGCCTCGATTTCGTTTTCGGCCGCGAGTAGGGCCCGCTCTACATCGGGCACCTTGTCGGTAGGGAACGTCATAGGGTCGGCGTTGAGGCCTACCCGGATAACGTCGTCTGCCGTCACGATGCTCGACCAATCGGGTACGAGGCCCTTGAAACGTAGGCCGTAAACGATTTCTTGCAGCGAGTAGTCGGGCCTTATCGCCGCTAACCCGAAGTCGGTTACCTCACCCGAGAGCCCGTAGGGCGAGCCGGGTAGTACGAGTAGGCGAGTCGCCTTGCCTATCGCCGCTACTGCCAGCTGGGCGGCCTGGCCGGCGGTCGGTTCGGTCGCCTCGAGCACTTCCCACTCGACCACGATTAGAGCATTTTGGGTAGGCGTATCGGGCGTGCCCTCTACCCACGTGCCGGTCAATTGTCGATAGGTGCCGGCATCGGACGCGGCCGTAACCTCGAACAAGGCGACGGTCGGCCCATCGGTAATACGGATAGTCGAGGCGGCGGCTACGTCAAACTCTGCCGAGCGGTCGGTACCGTTGCCGTCGACTTCGGATAAGAACAAGGCGCCGCCATCGGCCCGTATCTCGCCGGCGAGCGGCGGCGGCGCCTGTTTCTTATATGTCCATATCCCCGCGACTATCGACACCGGCGAGCCCCTAGCTGGTCGGCGCCGTGCCGAATACGACCACGCCGGCGGGTATCCGCGGCACGATCATTACCCGGCCCAATACCCCGAGGTCTTGGCCCATGAGCTCGACGTTGAGGGCTTGCACTCGCTCGGGCCCGCCGTCCGCCACCTTGAGGCTTTCAGTGTTGTAGAGCACCGCCTTTGTGAGCCCGTCGCCGCCTGGGAAGACGGTTATACCGCCCGGCAGCTCGAAGCTTTCCGCCGTGAAGTCGGCCGAGAAGTCGGCGTTAGACGGCCCTCGAGTCGAGCCTATCCGCCGGTCGTTCGCGTCGACAAAGGCGATTAGCTTCGGCCAATCGGCTTCCGTTACCGCCAGGCGGGTAGCCGGCGCGCCCGAGTTTTTGCGGACTACTCGAGCTTGGGTAGCTACCGCCGCGGCGAAGGCCGGGTAATCGGTCGTGGGTAGGGTCGTACCCGTGAAGGTGAAGCCTTGCCCGTCCTCGATTACCGCCAAAAGCCCGGCCTCGGTCGCTATCGCGTACTGCGCGAGTAGGTCGTCCCATACCATTTGCACGATGGGCGGCTCGGCCATTGCCACCAGCTCGAGCGCCACGTCTACCGCCCCGTCGTACCATTCCGCCTCGAAACTCGCTTGCTGCACTATCAGCTTCCGCGAGTTCGCCGGCGACTTCTGGCCGGCGGTACGGGGCCCTACCAGCGTATGTTGAGTCACGATGGGTATACGGGCGTAACCCGAGCGCGGCATCGGAAACCGGCCCATCGAGGCGAATAGCGGCCGCGAGGCGTCGAGCACGTTTACGAGCTGGGCGCCGATGTATTCCTCGACCACAAGGCCCGAGGCGTCGGTAATCGCGCCGCCGGTCGGCAGCGTGCCCTCGACGTCTTGCAGGGCTCGAGTCTGGAAGCCGGCCCATGACTCGGCTACCGCCTCGCGCTTTTGGAAGTTCCCCCGAAGCGCCTGTACTTCGGCCGTGAACCATTCGAGCGGCGTCGGGCCCTTCGGCGCCGGCCCGGCTTTCGGGGCCTCGATCTTCGCCGCCACTTTCTCGAGGCGGTCGCTCATGTCATCGAGGCGCCGCTCGAGCGGACTCAAGTCGAGCTCTTGGGCCTCGATGAAGCCCTCTTGCGCCTTGATAGTCGTACCTTCCATTTCCCCCCCTTGCTCTCTAACCGATAGCACTTCGGCGCCGGTGTAGGCCCCGAAGGCGACCAGGCTTACCTCG